GGCCAAAGCCGCAAACATTTATTCAATAGCTATACTAGATAATCCTGCGGCATTTGGTGTAAGCGCAAGTTTTAACTTGATCAGAGCTTGGCATAATTTAAAATCAAATACAAATTTAGGTTACAAACGACCCACAGTGGTGAATATGAGTTGGGCATATTACAAAGTTTATGAAAATATTACTGGCGGAAATTATAGAGGAACTCCGTGGACTGCTACCACAGCACAAAGTTTGTACGGAATGGTAAGCACAATTTACAACAGACTAACACTCCCAACACGTTATTATCATCCAGTACGTGTTTCTTCAGTTGATGCTGATATTTTGGATTGTGTTAATGCTGGCGTTATTTTGGTAGCGGCAGCTGGCAATGATGCTCACAAAATTGATGTGAGCGGCGGCACAGATTACAACAACTATTATACAGATAGTGTTCTTGGAACAACGTACTATCATCGAGGAGCAACTCCGTGTAACACATCAGGAGTAATCACTGTGGGTTCTGTAAAAATTGCTGATCCAGAAGGTAAGAATTTTTTTAGTAATTCCGGGCCGGGAATAAGTGTATGGGCACCGGGCGAAGAAATTATGGGTGCTATTCCAGTGGGATCAACTCTTGAAGTTGCTAACGACAGTGTTGCGTATCCTGACAATGCCAGTTTTAAAGCCACAAAGATCAGTGGAACCAGCATGGCTGCACCGCAAGTGGCAGGAGTTGTTGCATGTTTGTTAGAAGCTCGTCCTGAGTATAATCAGGCCGAAGTTGCCAATTGGATATCTACATCATCGTCTACTGCTAGATTAAGCGACACTGCTGGCACATACACAGATTTGCAAAGTTTGCAAAGTGCTCCAAACAAGGTTTTACGCCAGCCATTCAGTTCAACAACTGCTTGGTCGTTTACCGGTTAAATTAATTCGATAATATCAAATATAGTTTGTAATTTAGTACGAATTGTCTTGTTTGAAAAACTATTACGAAGCCCTTGATGTAGGGGCTTTGGGGCATAATCTATTGTAGACCATGCCCAAGCAATATGCTCATCACTTAGTACTGGGATAAATTCATTTTCTACCACACATAGATAAGTGTGAAAATTAAAAATTTTATCGTTTGAAACAAAAGTTTCTATAGGGATTGTTTTTAACACTAGCGGCATTGATCCAATTTCTTCAGTAACTTCTCGTTGTAATCCCTGCCATGGATTTTCATTCTGTAAGTTTGTGCCACCTACGAGTCCCCAAGTACCTGTGTGTTTGCCTTGGGCTTTTTGTAACAGTAAAAATCGCCGTGTTGCTTTGGCGTAGAACAATGCTCCGCTACAAACAATCTGATCTGTTAAAGTTCTATTCTCCATTGTCCTTGTAAGTATTCACCCTCAAACGATTTAATCCAGGATACACCATTCCACATGTATTGTATTCCTGTATATATATTCGTTTGATATATGATGATGTCTTGTTTGTGAACACTGTCAAATATTACATTCCACTGATCGCCGTCCCACTCTATAATGTCATTAGCATGAGCAACTAAATCGTCACCGGCATTAGATTTCCATGCATCTGCTCCATCAATATTATCAATGTTGCCAATGTCTTCAATAATAAGATACCTCATACCAGCAGTGGGATTAGGTAAACCTGCACCTCTTGGACCTTTAGTTAGCGGATTAATGATAGCATCAAATGTGCCGGGACTGCCTGGACGATAGCTACCAGCACCGTCATAGTCTATGTCAATACGATCAATAAGCCCATTACTGTCAATACCGTTGGTTCTAGGATATGTATCTTTATCCCAACTAACTTCAAGTCTAGTTTCGTCTAGGGGATTAATTGCCACGGTACCTACTACATCTGAACCGTCAACTTGTTTTAAAAATATAGTTGTAGATCCTGCTGTAAATTTTCCTGGATATCTAGCAAATATGTCATCCCATGGTTGTGACATACCTTGGTAGGTCGTTAATTCGTCTATGTTAGCAAGTCGACTTTCGTGTTTAATATCTGATATCAAGATCACTTGATTGCCTTGCACCGCAATACCAAAATCATCTATAGTGACTGATTGTCTGGATAATAGTCCAGCTAATGTTGTAGTAGTACCGCCTAGTGGTTGTCCTAATCCTTCAATATAAGCATCTTCAGATGTAGTAACACTTTCATATATGCTGGTAATGATATTGGTAATAACACCAAGATGTTTAACTTTAACCGGGGGACTAATCCATATAGGAGTTTCAAAACTTAGTGTGGCAATGTCTATCGGGGTATCAGCACCTGATGGCACGGATCTACTAGACCAACTAGTGCCGGTTAAGTTTAGTACACTTAAACTAGTCCAGTCAATATAGTTGTCTGTTGTTTGCAATTCTAAACTTGGATTGAATAGTACAAGTATCTGTTCTAATATTTGTAATTTTTGTTCTGTACTAGTAGACCAAATGTCAGCTTTCATTGTAAGTTTAAACGGTGTAGGCATTAGTCTTTCAACAGTATAATTTTTACCCTGGCCCTGTACATAATTTGAGTTGGCATCAACGTTGCGTTCTCTCACATGCAGTTTTCCTACGTAGGTGCTGTCACTTAATCTGTCTCTGTCCAATTCTAAACCAGTAATATAAACTGCAATTCTCGGAGCACTGTTAACTGTGTTTTCTGAATTGTTACGAAGTATACTTGCAGCCTGGCGATCCATATCGCCGTACATGACCGGAACACGTACTAGACTACCATCTCCGTATCTCACTACAAAATTACTTAATACACGAATAGTTTGTACTAGGTAGCGTCTTATCTGACCATCATAAAAGAACTGCATTATAGATCCGCCTCTGGTTTATATTTAAGAACTTTTGATAACGATTGACGTTGTTCTTCTCTGCCGTTGCAGAAACTAATTCGCCAGGTACCAGAATAATTTATAGTGTCGCCTGTTGGCAATGTAACTTTAACCTTACCGCCCAGTGATGTAATAAGTCCAGGATGATCTGCTATAGTGTATGCAACTTCAAATGCATCTAATTTCAACACTAGGTACAATGCTACAACCGGAGCGGCAACTTCTGTAACAAAATTTGTATTACCAACTGCTAATACAACATAGTCTATAACAACAGCTTGATCATACAAGTACTTGGTATTGTTAATAAAACTAGTTTTTAGTGTTTGACGTGTGTCGTTGTTAGTCATATTCATACGTACAGCATCTTCAACTTTAATCCATCGTACTCCGTCAAAGCGGAATAGTCTGTTGGGTAAAAAGTCTGTACGCAGGAAGAAATCATCTTTACCTGGTAACTCTGGGAATTGAATACCGTGTCCAAAGTCATAGCCGTTAGCGGGAAATCCATCTCCGACAAGATAGCCTGTATAGCCTGTACGTTGAGGTTTATTTTCTGTGCTACTTGATGCATAAGATGCATTACTAGCATCTAACTCAGTTTCGTCTGCGGTTTGCAAACTAGCACGACCCTTGTCATCAACTGCTAGAGTATAAAATTGTCTAGTTTCGTATCCGCTTTGACTTGCATTAGCTTCGGCTTCAGATAACACGCTGTTGTTAATGGCAATTTCTTGGTTGTAAGTACTGAGTAAATCTTTTAAAGTTGTACCGCTTGGATCCGGATCACCGTTAACATCGGTCGCAACTTGATTAAGAATGTCAGCATATTGTTGACCAGCTGTTATTTTCTTCAGTTTTAATCTGTATAAATGTGGGAACCAAGTAGCACTAAACCCTTCACTAGCTCGGCCCACATCTTCAATAGTGTAATATCGTGGCAAACTAACATCTGCATCGAACAATGCAAACTGATCTCGCAAATGCGGCAGTTCTATCACGTCACCACTTATGGGTTTACGCCCTATATACTTGATAAAATCATTAATATGTACAGTCATGTAAACTGTATCATTGTCTATAAACAGGCCAAATTGACTTAAATTAAAGTCTATATTCTGTACGTTATACAATCCACGTATTTTATAGATACTAGAGTCGTATTTTCTATCACGGTTTTCTAAAAATACCACGTCTTGAATAGCAGTTACAGGTAATGTTTGCGTGTTGTCTGTAGGGTCTAAAACACCTATATATTTGTGCAAATAGACGTCTGTACCCCCAACTTGGAACATCTCGCTTACTTGGCGATCTATAAATTTGTAATCTTGCCCACGCTCGGGCTTGTATAAGGAAAGTCTTGGCATATGATATTTATCGTTAGATAAATATGAGTGGAGAACTAATTATGGCAGATACATACCCTTCAGATCCCGGGCAATCCGAGAGTGTTATAGAACGCAATAAAGTATTCGATTACGTTCGTGATATGCTGGGCGACGGAATGGTTGAAGTAGAACTAGATCCTAAGCATTACGAAACAGCACTAGATCGTGCAATAAACAGGTATCGCCAACGTAGCAGTAATGCGGTAGAAGAAAGCTACATGTTTTTAGAATTACAGCAGGACGTAAACGAATATCGATTACCTAACGAAGTAGTAGAAGTACAAAGTGTATTTAGACGATCAATAGGCAGTCGAAGTGGTATGGGTGCAGGCGGAACATTGTTCGAGCCGTTCAACTTGGCGTACACAAACACATATTTGTTAAACGGAAGCACGATGGGTGGCCTAGCAACATACGAACTGTTTGCAGGTTACCAAAAATTAGTGGGACGCATGTTTGGTAGTTATATTGAATTCAAGTGGAAGACAACCAGTCACACGCTGACAATATTACAACGTCCGTTTGCCGCAGGCGAGCAAATATTAGTACGTTGTCATAATTTCCGCCCGGACTTTGTCTTGTTACAAGACATTTATGCCAAGCAATGGTTCCGTGATTATACGCTGGCAACTTGTAAACTAATGCTAGGCGAAGCTCGCAGTAAGTTTGGTAGTATTGCAGGGCCTGGTAGCCCAATCACTCTCAACGGTACAGCATTATTATCCGCTGGCAAAGAAGAAATACTGGCACTGGATAAAGAAATTGATCTTAATACTGCCGGAGGAACGCCGTTAACGTTTGTTATAGGCTAAGATTATGCCAATTAAAATTTCGCAATTACCACCATTAACAGTTGTAGACGGCACAGTTGTTTTACCAGTTGTTGACGTTAGTGGCGCACCGGTCAGTAAACGAACTACAGCAACTACATTAGCAACTTATATTTTGGCAGGTAATGCAGCCACAGCAACAAAACTAGCAACTGCAAGAACAATCAACGGTGTGAGTTTTGACGGTACAGCTAGTATTACTATTAGCGCAACAACTCCAACTGCTAGTACAACGGTACTAGGTGGTGTAATTATTCCTGTAGTAGGAACAAGCGGCATCACAAATTCAAGCGGTACTATTGGACTAGCCACAGCAACTACTTCTCAACTTGGCGGTGTTAAAGTTGACGGAACTACAGTAACAATTAACGGTAGTGGTGTTATCAGTGCAACACCACCACAAGCAACCGCAGTACATGCATTTGCACTAGATGGAAACAACAATTTAATTTATACAGTCACTACAGGACAAGCATTTAACTACACTACTGACGGACAGAACAGTTCGTATGTGATGGTAGATATTGGAACAGATATTTACAATTACAGCGTAGATGCAAGCGGAAATTTAATAGCTACATTTACTAGCTAAATATTGAATATAGGATAAAACATGGCCGTAACTACAGTAAATTTAGGAAAAATAAGAGTAAACTGGCGCGGCCCGTTTGCCACAACCACAGCCTACACTATCAATGATGCTATTAGTTCTAGTGGCTCAAGCTATATCTGTGTAACTGCTTACATCAGTTCGAGTAGTTTTACAACAGATTTGGGTCTTGGCTATTGGCAAATCATGGCTCAAGGGTCATCTACTAACTCCACTCCTGGCGACATCACTTACTACGGTGCCAGCAGTAATACTAGACTGCCAATAGGTTCAGCCGGACAAGTACTCACAGTTGGAACCGATGGCTATCCTCAGTGGGGGAATCCTAACGCTGAAGGTAGTGTTTTCTATGTAAGCGATGACACAGGTAATGATGCCTACAACGGCACGAGTCTTAATGCCGCATTTAAAACTTTAAGAATGGCCTGCGATACAATCACAGGACCTGCAACAATATATGTCAAAGCAGGAACATACAACGAAAAATTGCCAATCACAGTTCCTGCTAATGTTACCATCATCGGTGACGGCATGCGCAACACCACAATTAACGCACTGGTAGGATCGGCAACAGCAACTTATGTACCCAGTGGATCAAGTGGCACAACATTAAAAGTATCCAGCACTAGTGGAATTGCGGCGGGCATGACCATCACTGGCACTGGTTTTTCGTCATCACAACAAGTCACAGCGGTAACAGATGCTACCACATTGACACTATCTTCGGCACCTAACACAACACCCAGCGGTACACTAACATTTAGACATCTAAGTACTGATGCCAGCCCAGTGGTCAATAACTTGAGTACCATGTTCTTTCTTAGTGATCAGACCATGCTTCAAGGATTGCTGTTAACTGGTATGACTGGTTTTGCTAGTGGTAGTCCAGCAAACGATATCACTGCCGCAACTATCGGTGGTGTTTATTTGCGATTGAATCCAGCTTCGCCTATTGCCAACAAATCACCATATATCAAAGACTGTTCAGCTATCAGCGCAGGCGGCGTTGGTGCAATTGTGGACGGCAGTGTGCATGCCAGCGGAAACAAAAGCATGGTGTTCTGGGCCTATAATATAGTACAAGACGGTGGTGTGGGACTTTGGGTACTGAACGGTGGTAGAGTTGAAGCAGTTAGTGTGTTTACATACTATTGCTACATTGGTTACGTAACAACCAGCGGTGGCCAGATTCGCTCATTAAGCGGCAACAACAGTTATGGTACTTACGGTGCTATCAGCAGTGGATTTTTAGGCAGTGAAACTCCAGTAACTGGCACAGTGTATGGCGGCATGTTGACCTACAACCCAAATGTGAGTACTGGTTCTTTCCAACAAGGCGAAACTATCACTCAAGCAACCAGCGGCGCAACTGGTATCGTGACCAGTGTACAAACTGGTTATTTGTATTACAAATCAACTAGCGGTACTTTTAACACTACTAACGTGGTCACCGGCGGCACTAGCAGTGCAACAATGACTCCAACTGCGGTTGGCGGCCAGGCCAATTACATCCTAGTATTGAGTTCAGTGAGTGCTGTGCCGCAAACCGGTGCAAGTATTCAGTTTGCCACAGGTGACACTGGCGCATATATTTTATCAGCAGTAAGCACAGCCACCGTGAATAGTGTGACTGTGTATATTGTAACACTGGCACAACAGAAAGTAACACCTAGTACTGACGGCGTTATTGCTAATATTCGTTACAACTTCAGCTTGATTAGATTAACTGGACATGATTTCTTGTTCATAGGCACCGGCGGAGTTGCTACAACTAACTATCCAGGCGTACCAAGTCAAGGACCAACACAGGCCAATCAGATTGTTTACACATTCCCGGGGCGTGTGTACTACATATCAACAGATGAAAAAGGCAACTTTAATGTAGGTCAATATTTCAGTGTTAACCAAGCCACTGGCGCAGCCACATTGAATGCAAATGCATTTAATTTGAGCGGATTGACCAGTTTGCGATTAGGTTCGATTGGAGCACAACTAGGTGCGCAAGTCGATGAATTCTCAACTGATGGCACACTGAGTGCTAACAGTAATATTAAAGTACCAACACAGGCCGCAGTGCGCACCTATTTGGGTTCAGCATATCAAAGTATCAAACCAGTAGCCGACATAACTTATGATCTAGGCGATCCAACTCATCGCTGGCGCAGTATATATGTTGGTCCAGGATCAGTTACAATTGGTACAGTTGTGCTTTCAGACAACGCAGGTAGTTTAACTGTTACTGGTAGTGGCCCAGCAACATTTGGCGACACCACAATTACAGGTAACTTGACTGTTAATGGTACAACTACCACAATCAATTCAGCAACACTGGCGGTAGATGATAAAAATATTGAACTAGGTGCGGTGATAGCAATAACTGGCCTAACTGGAACTATTGTTTCATCAGCTACTACTAGTACCATTACTGGTCTCAGTAGCACAGTGGGTATAATTCCAGGCCAGGCCTTGACCAAAGTCAGCGGCGTTGGTGTATTTGGTACCAGTCCGTTAGTTACCAGTGTGGACAGCGCCACACAAATTACCATTGCAAGTAACTCAGCAAACACATTAGGATCAATAACATTTAATGTAGGCGGAGCAACTGACAGCACTGCCGATGGCGGTGGAATTACACTGAAGGGAACAACTGATAAAACGATCACTTGGTTGAGTAGTGCAAGTGCATTTACATCCAGCGAAGATTTAAATCTTGTCACTGGCAAACAATATGAGATTAATGGCACTAGTGTATTAACCAGCACAACATTGGGCAGTGGTATTACCGGTTCTAGCTTAACTAGTTTTGGTACTACACCTGCAATGACTAGTCCAGCAATCACAACAAGTTTAACAACACCAAGTACAAGTTTTAACTTATTAAACACAACCGCAACTACTGTAAACTTTGCAGGTGACGCTACATCGATTAGTATTGGAGGAAATAGCGGTACAGTTACCGTAAATAATCCAAGTTTAAATGTAAACGGTGGCACTGGTGCGGCCTACAAAATTAACAATTCAACTGTGTTGGCAAATGTTGGCGGCGGCACAGTCTTTGAACTAGGTGCTAATGTAACCGGAAGTAGTTTAACTAGTCTTGGAAATTCAGTTACATTAGGTACTACAGTTACTGGTAACACATTTAAAATTGCCGGAACATCAAGTGGTACTGTTAATGTAACAACAGATGTGACCACTGGCACAATCAACGTGTTCAGCAGTATAACAACCGCCACAGTTAATATTGGTTCTAGTACCAGTAATGTGTTGGTAAACGGAACTAAACCAGCAAGTACCGGAAAAGCGATTGCCATGGCGATAGTTTTTGGCGGATAAATATACAAAAGGAATAAGACATGGCAACCCCAAATATTGTAAATGTATCAGACATTAGAGGTAGAACAACGTATGTTGATTTAACATCAACTAGCGTTACATTGTTGTTAGGTAGTATTACTGCTGACAAAGTGGCAAAAGTCAACACAATTATTGTGTCAAACGTTGATGGCACAAACTCTGTAAACTTTTCATTGAATTATAACACTAACACAACTGGTACTGGCACAAATGTTCCAATGATTAGCACTATTAGTGTTCCAGCAAATGCCTCATTGATCGCAATGGACAAATCAACGTCGATTTACATTACTGACAGTACATCGTTAACCGTGCAAGCAGGTACAGCTAGTAAACTTAA